GGAGTTGATGAGGGCGATATTGTTCCAAAATATGGATACATTCACGGAGAATGGGATGCATTAGGTGGTCATCATTTCAAATATCGTTATCCTGACGAAAACGAAAAATCTTATTCTGAAGAATTATTGCCTAGTGGAAGCTATCATACCACACAGCACGATTCTGATAAAAAAGAAATACACACAAATCTAAAATCTGGTGAATATAGAGGATATACTGCTGGCGGGCATGCTAGTCAAGTTGATGGTCATTACGATCATAATGGTGAAAAAACTGGTAGAATTGAATACGGAAAAGATTTTGGTCAAGCAACTGGTGGAAAATATTACAGAGGTACACAAAAAGAAGAAATCAAAATGTCTGGAGGCGCACAATATAAGTCGACCCAGAAAGCCTCTGATTCCGTAACTTGTAAAGTAAGCTCTGGAACTCTTAGAGATAGATGTAAAAAAGATCGCTTTATGGCAACTGAAGGCGAATATGTTTCTATGGGTGAGAAAAACAAAATCGAAGTATTTCAGAAAGACGTTTCTTTATATGCAGGTTCTAACCATGATATTCACATAAAACAAAAGGGCAAAATAGAAACTGGTAGTACCATGATGATCCAAACAGGATCTGATGCTACTATTAATTCTGCAGCTAAGATTATAGGAAAAGCACAATCTGATATTACTGTCGAATCACAATCAAAAATTACATTAAAAGTTGGTGGTTCCAGTATAGTGATAGAAAGCGGTTCGATTACTATTAAATCTTCCCAGATTAAATTTGAACAAGGTTAAATAGTAAATGAGCCAAGCACATAGACACAGCGATCAAAGATCTTGTGGAGCTACTACAGTTGTTAGTGGTCAGAATTTTGTTACCATCGAAGGAAAATTATGGGCTGTTGAAAACGATCAAAATACACATGGTGCTGGCGGTTTAATAGCTTCTAAATCGTATATTACAATTGCTGGTAAAAAAATAATAGTGGTTAATGATAGTGCTAATCAGGACAATTTATGTCCAACAGCTGGCGGAGAACATTGTAATCCCAAAGCTTCTTCTGGAAGCAGTTTAGTAGAAGTAGGATAAATGGCAACAACAAGAGCAGACGCTTTAACAGGCACATCAAAACAAAAAGAATATTTTTCGGATTTTTTGACAGGTTTTGACATCACTCCATTTGGTAATCAACTTGGTAGAGTTACTAACGAGCAAGCAGTCAATCAATCGTTAAAAAATCTTATAAAAACAAATCTTGGCGAGAGACCTTTTCAGCCAATGGTAGGCTCAGATGTGTATTCTATGCTTTTTGAGAATCAGTATCCTGAAGATATTTCTCTTCTGGAACTTTTTATAAAAAATACTATAGAGAACAATGAACCAAGAGCAAACCTTTTGGGTGTTGAAGTTAAAATTCAGCCAAACGAAAACTCTTTAGAAATAAGTATCTATTATACTTTAATAAATAATCCAGAACCTATTACTCTTACTGTCCTATTGAAACGAGTCCGATAAATGGCAGCAAATAGCTCACTAACACTTAGTTCTTTAGATTTTGATACTCTTAAAGAGAATTTCAAAGAGTTCCTAAAAACTCAGTCTGTTCTCAAAGATTACAACTACGACGGCTCAAATATTAACGTTCTATTAGACGTTATGGCATATAATTCATATTTGAATTCGTTTTATCTCAATATGGTTGCTTCTGAGATGTTTCTTGATTCAGCTCAGAAATACGATTCGATTGTGTCTCATTCAAAAGAGTTAAATTATACCCCAAGAAGCGCCCATTGTTCTGTTGCTAATGTTTCATTCACAGTTGAAACAACTGGTATTTTGGGAAATCTTACCATTCCAAAGGGCACTAGATTCTCAGGGTCAAACTCCAATGGTTCATTCAATTTCGTAACAGACTCTAGAATTACAGTCACCTCAACTAATAATATATTTACAATAGATAACCTTCAAATTAACGAAGGTATATATTTCCAAGATTCATTTGTAATGAATTATGATATTGAAAATCAATTATTTGTTCTTTCTAATCAAAATATTGACACTACAAGTTTAGAAGTATATGTAGTTGAAGATAACGGTTCTACAAACACAGAATTTACACGTTCTGAAACCTTATTTGAACTTGACAATAAATCAGAAGTGTTTTTCGTTCAAGGTTCTGATAGCAACAAATATGAAGTTGTTTTTGGTGACGGTTATTTTGGTAGAAAGCCTAAGAATGGGTCTACCATTCTTGTAAAATATATTGTTACCAATGGTTATCTTGGTAACGGCGTTGAAGAATTTACACTAGATGACGATATTGGACCATTTAATAACGGTGTCGCTTCACCCTCTTCTATCACAACAGTTTCTCCCTCTGTTGGTGGTTCTGCACAAGAATCAATCGAATCGGTAAGATTCGCCGCTCCAAGATATTTTGCTACTCAGCAAAGAGCAGTTTCTTCAGACGATTATGCTGCTCTTGTTAAAAACAATTTCGGCGGAGAAATTCAAGACGTTGCCATATTTGGTGGTCAAGAAGTTGAACCTAAAAGATATGGTAGAGTTATTGTTTGTTTAAAGCCAGTTATTGGAACTATTGCTCCTGACTATTTGAAAAATAGAATCATTAACTTCCTTTTAAGATATGTTGCTCTTCCTAACAGATTAGATTTAACTGACCCAGAATACATATATGTCAAGCTTGATACAGTCGTTCAATATAACATATATACTACAAGTAAATCTGTTTCTGAAATTAATACAGAAGTTTTGAACTCTATACTTCAATATAGTTCAGATCACTTGGAATTATTTAATAAAGATTTAAGATTCAGTCGATTAGCTACAGAAATTGATGATTCTGACACTAGTGTGGTAAGTAACCAAACACATTTGAGATTAATTAAAAAAATTGCTCCTTTATTAAATTGGCCTACCACATATAGCATAGCCACAAAAAATGTTATTATGTATGAGACTCCAACTAAAAAAGTTTATGAAAATGGAGTATTAATACCGCACGCTGAACTTTATTTGTCTAGTTATCAAACTCATTACGATCATGCTTCATTAATTTCTTCAAAATTCACATACGTATATAATGGTGTTGAATATACCGATGCATATTTTGCTGACGATGGACAAGCAGAAGAAACTGGCGATGATATTGGTAAAGCAATTATTAAAGTTTATGCTCCAGTAAATGGAGTCATCACACCTATTGTTGAAGTTGGTAAAATTAAATATAGTGATGGATCGTTTACTTTGAACGATATAACCATTTCTTCTTACAGTGGTGAAATTGCAATTTATCTTCGCAATGAAGATGTAGATATTTTTGCTGGCTTAAATAATATTATTAAAATAGTACCTGAAGATGTATCTATAACCATAATCGAAGCTAAAGAATAATGGAATTTTCAGTAGAAAAATATATCTCTAATTTCGTAGAGAACCAATTCCCGCAATTTTATCAGGAAGATGGACCAACCTTCATATTGTTTATGAAGGCATATTACGAATGGATGGAAAGCGAAGGCAACCCTATTGGCGAAGCCAGAAGCTTATTCGACAATAGAGATATCGATAATACTACTGAAGACTTTTTACAGCACTTTCAGAAAAAGTATCTGTATGGTATTCCGTTTGATATCATTTCAAACAAAAGATTTCTACTAAAGCATATTCTTGACGTTTACAGATCTAAAGGGTCAATATACTGTTATAAGCTTCTTTTCAGATTAATTTATGACGAAGATGTAGACATTTACCTTCCAGGCACTGATGTTATGAGAGTGTCTGATGGTAATTGGTATAAGCCCCAATATCTAGAAATTACTGATAATGATGTAATGAAAGATTGGGTTGGTAAAACTATTGTTGGCACTTCTTCTAATACTTTTGCTGTTGTTGAAAATTATGTTCAACAAAGATATAACAACGATATTGTAAATCTTGTTTACATTACTAATGTTCTTCCAAACGGCGGCGAATTTATCATCGGCGAAAAGATAATTCGTTATGACTTTTTTGCTAACAGTGAAATAAATTATCAAGCTCCAGTAGTTCTTGGTTCTATGTATAATCTTGACGTTACTATTGGCGGTCAGGATTTTAATGTTGGCGACGTTCTAAAACTTGTTTATAGAGATCCCATTACCGACGATATTATTTCTTATGGTAAAGAAGGTCTAATAAGAGTAGCAGAAGTATTCAAACAAATTGGTGCTTTGACAATTAGAGTTCAGAGTAGCGGATTTGGTTTTACAGCTAATTCTCTCACATTTCTCTATAATGACACATATGATAAAACAGGTACAGGCGGCGGATTCAATATTCGTAACCTTTATTCTAAAAGATATGTATTATATAATGATGATATAATATACAACTATAAAAGAGTTTATCTAAACGATGCAACTTTTGGGTTTGATAAAAACCTAATTGGTAATATCAATTCAACATTAAATGACGTTTTGACTTATAAAGGTGGTACTTTTGGTAGAATTCTAAATCTTAGAAATATTAAAATTGGTAACAATTATACTAAACCAGCTACTACATTTACAAGATCAGTAATTACATCTAATGAATTGCCAGGAAAAGTCACATATTCTGCAGACGCTCTGGAAGTCAGAGAATTAATTTATACTGGTATTGCTACAAATTATAACAATACAGATATTATCACTGTAGTAAATTTAAGATCTAATGTTAATATTAGAGATGCAAGAGGAACTACTGATCCTGCAGAGCTTCATGATATTGTTTTAGTAAGCAACGGCGCAATTTATCAATTTTATGCAAATTCTCAAGGATTTAGTAATACCTCTGATGTAATTTATATTTATCAAGCAGACGATTATTTTGCAAAAGGCGATAAGGTTTATTACCAAGTTCCTACCAATAATACTGCTTTGAGAGGGCTTACAGGTAATAATTATTACTGGATTAATTTCGTAAACACTACATCTATTGCTTTGACTGCCAATGCTCTTGGAACTAATGCTACCTTATCATTATCTACTAATAGCACTGGTGGAAATCTATCATTTGTAGTTACTAATCCAGGAACTAATTTTATTAATTTGAACCCTACCATTGTAGTTTCAAATTCTATTGGTGGT